AACTATCAGCAAGGATTAAAAAAACTATGGTCCCGACAAACTAAACACGATTTCGTTTGGCCAAAACTACAAGAACTAGGCGAACAAGCCGTTCTAAAAAGAGAAATCTATACACAAGGAGACGCTAACGACTTAGAAGTATTCGGTTACCAAGAACGCTACGCAGAATACCGATACTCACCATCAGAAATACGCGGTCAATTCCGCTCAACATTCACAACACCATTAGATGTCTGGCATTTAGCAGAAGAATTCAGTACAGAACCAGCACTTAATGACACATTCATTCAATCAAATACACCAATAGAAAGAGCACTCGTGGTTGCTGGTTCATACCCTCATATACTTTATGATGCTTGGTTTGACCTTAAACATGCACGTCCAATGGTCACTTACGGTGTACCTGCGACATTAGGGAGATTCTAACATGGCTATAGGACCTGTAATGGGCGCATTTTTAGGAAATGTTGCCGGTGGAGTTTTAGGCCGCTCTTCTGACAAAAGAGAGTCACAACGAAACCGCAATTTTCAACAATATAACGCCGATACAACACATCGAAGGGAAGTACGAGATTTAGAAGCCGCTGGCTTAAATCCAATACTATCAGCAACCGGAGGTGCGCCTAGCCCTTCCGGTTCGCAAGCTCCTCCAGCAGGTAATACTGCTGGAGACGCAATATCTTCAGCATTAGAAACAAAACAGCTGGCTTTAGCTGCACAAAAACAAGCTGAAGAAATAAACTTATTAAAATCACAAAAAAACAATACTGATATGGATACGAAAATGAAAGGAAAAGGCTTAGTAAGAGCTACAGTAGAAAATGAAGTATATGAAAATATGCTTCAACCTCTCTTAAATAAGATAAAAGGTTCAAACTCCACGTCAGTAAAAGACCATTTGAAAAAATGGCCTAAAGATCCATCAGAACAAGTTAAACAAAAACAATTATCAATACCTAGGAGATAAAATAATGAAAATAATAGAAATACGTTCTAACGGAACAAAAAGAGTAGCGACTGTAAATACAGAGCCTTCAAAAACAGATCAATCACAAGCAAAAGCATGTGATGTAAACAATATTATTGCTAAATACAAAAAAACCGGACAATTAACACACTTAAAAAGTAAACAAGGCACATATGCAGACCTTTCAGAAGTGACCGATTTACTCGGAGCACTTACAACAGTACAAAAAGCTCAGGAAGCTTTTGAAACATTACCTGCGTCACTACGCAAAAAATTAAATAACGATCCTGTAAGATTCATAGAATATCTTAAAGATCCAAAAAATGACGAAGAGGCGATTAAACTCGGACTCAAAGTCAAAAAAGCCTCGGACACTGTACCCAGTGTCGAGGAACCAAGCGTAAGCGCGGTAGTAAAATCAGCAGATGAAAAAAAATAGCTATATCAACGACGACGAATTAAACGACGACGAAAATTAGCCATCCTATTCATTCTGCAAAAAAAATAGGCCCCCGGTATTACCCAGGGGCCCAATATAAACGGTAGGCGTAGCAACCTAACGCCGCTCACAACTATCACTTGCTTTGCTCACAACTCATCTTAAATGCAAAGCAAATAAAACATACAACAGCGTCGTCAGACGGAACGAAAAGGGGCATCGCTGCCCCAATTCACTATTCAGGAAAGTATCTAAAAACAGATGGTGCTCACGTATCATGGCAAGACGTAGCAGCCGCAGGTGTAGGAACTGTTACGCAGGTAAATTCCGGTAACGGCATGAACTTCACAGCAATCACTGGTACTGGTTCTGTGACGATGGGAACTCCTAGTACATTAACAACTAGTACAACTAATGCTGTCACAGCGACATCACACACGCACTCTGTTAGTTTCCCAGTTACCAGTTTAAAAGGTCAGTCATCTGATACTGCTTTAACTGGTGATATATTACTTGGTAGTTTGGAATCATTTGCAAGGTCACTAAATACAAATGGTTATCAAAAGCTACCTGGTGGTCTAATTATTCAATGGGGAACATTTAATAGTACAGTTGACACTGGTGAAACTTTTAGTTGGGCAACTGCTTTTAGTAGTGCTTGTTATGTAGCTATAGGTTCTTTTGTATCTGGAACAGGAAGTGGAACTTATCCAGTACCTATAACTACTATAACAACTACAGGATTTACAGTAAATAGAAATGGTAGCGTAGAAGGAACTGCGCCGTTTAGAGTTATCGCTATAGGTCAATAATTATGGAAAAGATAGAACTTACAGATCAGCAGATAGACCATATAGCTGAAAAAGCCGCTGAAGTAGCTTTTAAGAAGATATACGAAGAAGTAGGTCGGTCAGTTGTTAAAAAAATACTATGGATAGTCGGTGCTGGTGCTCTAGGATTGCTATTCTGGATGGCTGGTAACGGCTCTCTACCGAAATAAAATGTGGATCCGTTTACACTTCTTGCGCTTGCAAATGGGGCTGTCGCTGCTTGTAAGCAAGGCTGCAAACTTTATAAAGATATTAAAGGTGCGGCTGGAGACGTTAAGGAAGTCTTAGACGATTTAAAAGTTCAATTCTCTAAGATACCTAGTCCTAGTAATCAGCAGAAAATACAGTTTAACGAAGAAGTGCAGAGGGTTCAGCAGATAGCTAAAGCTGATCCTAACGATACGATAACTCAGATTGGTGACCATTTAGGCAAGTTCTTTGATGTATTAGACCAGATTGAAAACATATTTTGGGATGAGGAAAAGAACGCTAAACAGGTCTATAAGGGTGAGTTATCGGTTAGTCGTAGAGCACTGCAAAGAGTACTGATTAGATCGCGTTTAGACCAGCTACAAGCCGAGATTAGAGAGGAGATGGTATATAACACTCCTCCAGAATTAGGTGACTTGTGGACTCGTTTTGAGAAGATGCGTGATAAGGTACTAGCAGAACAGAAGATAGCAAAAGATCAAGAACTTAGAGATATACAAAAAGCCGCAGCTAAAAAACGTCGAATGATTAGGGAGATAAAAGAGCAGATTACCTATTTTGGTGCTGTTCTTTTTGTCACATTATGGCTAGTAACCGTCCTAGTAATGATAAGGATGAGCCACACGTACCGTGGACTCTCTTGGTATGTTTATTAGTAATGGCTTTAGTTTTTGTTATTGCCTTGCCTATTGTGGGCATTACTTTAATGGATGCCAATAACGCTACCAATGCTGCGTTAACTGAGGTTAGGCGTATGCGTGAACTTAGATTACAAATACTGAAGGAAAGAGATGATAACCGTCAGTCAATTGAAGCAACTCCTCCCTAAAAATCCGTATGTCGAACATTGGCATCATGCTTTGTCTCAGTTGTTTCCTGAGTACGACATTAGTACCCCTCATCGTATGGCTGCTTTTATAGCTCAGTGTGCTCATGAGTCTGGTGGGTTTATGGTTCTTAAAGAGAATCTAAATTACAAGGCTTCATCATTACGTAAGATATTCCCTAAATACTTCCCTAACGATCAGATAGCTCAGGAATACGCCTCTAAGCATAATAAGCAGGAGGCTATAGCGTCTAGGATTTACGCTAGTCGTATGGGTAATGGCGATGAGGCTAGTAAAGAAGGGTTCAAATTTTGTGGACGCGGGTTGATTCAGCTAACTGGTCGCTCGAACTATCAAGCGTTTGCAGACTCATTAGAGATGAATATTGACGATGTACCTGAGTATCTAGCCACGTTTGAAGGTGCTGCTCAGTCTGCTTGCTGGTTTTGGGAGACGAATAAACTAAATCAATGGGCTGATAAGGGTGACATTCTTACCTTAACGAAACGTATTAACGGCGGCACTATTGGACTTGAAGATAGGATCAAACACTATGAACACGCGCTACATATTATTGGTGCTTAGTCTATTAGCTGGCTGTGAGGATCGCTTTAGGTATCCTTGCCAAGACCCTAAGAACTTTGAAGCTGCTGAGTGTAAGCCTCCTATTTGCACTGCTACTCAAACCTGTCCTGACGATGTAACGAAACCTGAGAAGGTGGCTAAATGACTGAAGAAACTCTTAATGCTTGGCTAAAGTTTGCTATTGGTATCTGCTTTTGCATGATCTTAATGATGATGGCTAGTCTATCTATGTATAGCGTTGTATTTGTGACACAGCCTATGAGTGGCATGGCTCCAGCAGATAAGCAATTTTTCTTGCTACTTTCTGACATGAGCAAGTACATATTAGGTGCTTTGGCTACATTGATAGCCGTAAAGGGTAAGGATGCATTGCCTCAATTTGTTCCACCACCATCAAGCATAGAGAAACAGGCTACTGAGCAACCTATCAAACCGATAGTTACAACAACAACAACTGTGGTACGTCAAGAGCCTACATTAGAGCCTTTATCGACTGCTGTATCAATGGGATTTGGCGGTAAACCTGCCCCACCAGCCGCACCACAACCGGAGATTTAATTATGAGAATTGCACTGATAACTTTACTGATGCTGACTGTTAATCTTGTATTTGCTGGTGGTGAGATGAAGAAGGTCTGCCACGATGAGAAGGGTAAGCAAGTATGTAAGACTATCAAGGTTCATAAGAAGCTAGAAGGTACTAAAGTTCCTACTAAATGAACCCCTACTTTATAGCTGGTACGGTCTTAGCGGTGGCCTGTGCGTATGGTGCAGGTCACTGGCAGGGTGATACAGCAGGTCAAGCTAAAGTGCAAGCTCAATGGGATAAAGAGAAGGCTAAGTTAGCTGATGAGTATGCGGCTAATGTAGCTCTCATGCGTGAAAAAGAGCAGGTAATGCAAGGCAATGCAGACAAGCTACGAGAGGATAAGAATCGTGAACTTAGAGAGGCTAATGCTCGTAATACCGCTTTGCTTAACAGCTTGCAGCACCGTCCCAACCGCACCGAGAGTAGTGGAGTGTCCACGACTACCAGCAATGGAACAAATGGTTGTACCGGAAAAGAGCTTTACAGAGAGGATGGGGCTGTTCTTATCGGGATCGCTAGAGAAGCAGACGAACTCAGAATCTCCCTCAAGCAGTGTTACTCCCAATATGAAGCAATAAGGAAAACATCGGAGGCTAAGTAATGCGTATTCTTTCGATAATATTATTGTCATTAATATCATTTATGATATATGCTGCAACACTTGATGATGATGGCAATTTAGTATTAAGTCGAGATGAGGTACAGCAGACGATAGCTAG